AAGTTATTACTCCAGCTTTGTCTGATAGAAAAGGTTTTATGATTTTGGTTGGAACACCAAAAGGAATGGCAAATCTTTTTTATGATTATTATCAAAAAGCTCAAGGAGATCCGAATTGGTTTCTGCATGTAGCAAAAGCATCAGATACTAAAATAGTTGATGATGAAGAATTAGCAGCAGCATTAGCTGTGATGGGTTCTCAAAAATACGAACAAGAATTTGAATGTTCTTTTATCGGCAATATTCAAGGCTCTATTTATGGAGAAGCTATTGCCTCTTTGGAGGACAAAAAGCAAATAACTAGAGTGCCAGTAGATCCAAGCTATCCAGTAAATGTAGCCTGGGATCTTGGTTATAATGATGCAACAAGCTTAATATTTTTTCAGCAAATTGGACACATGATCCATATTGTTGATTTTTACGAAAACAATAATGAGCCTCTGCCTCACTATGCAACTGTCATAAAAGAAAAGGATTATGTAATCGGTCAAAACTATGGACCGCATGATTTGGAACAGACCGAATTTGGATCTGGTAAAACCAGAAGAGAAGTTGCTTATCAAATGGGATTGCGTTTTAAAGTTGCTCCCAGGATGGCAATCGAAGATGGCATACATGCTGTAAAGATGTTGTTGCCAAGATGTCTAATAGATGTCGATAACTGCACAAAATTAATAAATGCTTTAAGGCATTACCATCGTAAGTTTTCTGACAAAGAAAGAACTTACAAAATTAAACCAGTCCATGATTGGAGTTCTCATGCGTGTGATGCGTTAAGAACTTTAGCAACTGGAATAACTGAAAATAAATTTAACCAAAACAAACGACAGCAAGTTGCTGATACAAATTACAAGGTACTTTAATATGGGATCAATATTTAAACCAAAAATTCCAGCTCCACCTCCAATCGTTATGCCAGACCCAGCTGATGTTCCAAGCTATGAAGATGAGGAAAGAGATGCTGCTGCTAAAGCAGAGATGTTAGAAGCTGAAAGAAAAAGAAAAGGCAGAAGATCTACTATCTTAACTGGTAGCGGATTAAATGAAATTGAAGATGCAAATATTCAAAAGAAAACTTTATTAGGTGGATAGATGTTCTCAACAATAACTAAATTTTTTCAAAAGAAAAAGAAGTCAATAGAAGAAGAGATAGCACTCCCAGAAGTTTTAATTTTAGAAGATATTACTTATGAGAACGAAGTAGAGAAATCTAAAACTAAAGACACAAAAGAAACTAAATCAACTTTAACATTCGGTAAGTAATATGGGCGGACCAGCAAGAATAATACAACAAGCAATAAAACCAAAAGCAGTTGAGCAACCAAAAGTAGAAGCTCAAATGGATAATACAGAAGTAAAATCTGATTTAATTACAGCTGATAAGACGGCTCCAACATCTATTGAAATGAACGATGATGAAAATCTTATTAAAAGAAAAAGAGGTAGAAAAACTAAAACAGTTTTAACTTCAGTTACTGGAGATACATCAGTTCCAACATTAGACAAAAAAACTTTATTAGGAGGATAATTATGAGCCTTTACAGGAATATTAATAAGAGACGCAAGGCTGGAACTTCCAGATCAAAGAAGAAATCAACTATATCAGCTAAAGCTTACAAGAATATGAAAGCTGGTTTTCCAAATAGCAAAAAGAATAAAGCTAAAAGAAAAAGAAAAAAATAGATGCAATCACAAGAATTTAAAACTTTGGCTAAACAGCTCAAAGACAACCTATCTAGGTTAATGGAAAAAAGATCAAACTGGGAAAGCCATTGGCAAGAAGTATCAGATTTGATGTTACCTAGAAAAGCAGAGATCACAAAAGAACGAGCAAGAGGCGATAAACGACATACACAAATATTTGATGCAACGGCTATACATGCTCTGGAACTTTTGGCTGCGTCTCTGCATGGTATGTTGACTTCATCAGCTAATAGATGGTTCTCATTAAGATTTAAAGAAACACAATTAAATGAGAGTGATGAAGCGAAAGAATGGTTAGAAGATGCTACACAAAGAATGTACGATGTAATATCTAAATCAAACTTTCAACAAGAAATATTTGAATGCTATCATGATTTAATTGCATTTGGCACATCATGTTTAATGATTGAAGAAGATCAAGAAGATGTTTTAAATTTTTCTGCAAGACACATTAAAGAAGTTTATATCCAAGAAAATAAAAAAGGTTTTGTCGATACATTGTACAGAAGATTTAAGATGCCAGCTCAAGCTGCTGTATCTAAATTTGGATTTGAGAATGTATCAAGAGAAGTTCAAAACACAGCAAATAAAAATCCATTTGATGATATAGATTTAGTTCATGTTGTTAGACCAAGAATAGACTTTGATCCTAATAAAAAAGATAAAAAGAATATGCCATTTCAAAGTATTTATTTTGAATATGGAACTGGTCATATAATTTCATTAGGTGGTTTTAAAGAAAATCCATATGTCATTCCAAGATACTTAAAAGCTTCTACTGAACAGTATGGAAGATCTCCTGGAATGAATGCACTGCCAGATGTAAAGGTGCTGAACAAGATGGTAGAAAATAGTTTAAAAGCTGCTGCCAAACAAATTGATCCTCCTCTACTCATTCCAGATGACGGAATGTTGGCTCCTATTAGAATGTCTCCAGGTTCTATTAATTATTATAGATCTGGATCAAGAGATAGAATTGAGCCGTTAAATATTAATGCTAATACTTCAATTACTATTAATAACGAAAATCAAAGAAGAGATGCTATCAATAAAATGTTTCATATCGATCAGTTAGTTGTAACTGAAAACAGAAACATGACAGCGACTGAAGTATTACAAAGACAAGAAGAGAAAATGAGAATACTTGGTCCAGTATTAGGTAGATTGCAATCTGAATTATTATCTCCATTAATAACAAGAGTATTTAATATTCTTTTAAGAAATGGATTGTTTTTACAATCTCCAGATATTCTTCAACAACAAGAATTAAAAATAGAATTTGTATCTCCAATGGCATTAGCACAAAGAGGACAAGAGCTTCAGTCATTAATGAGAGGATTAGAAATATTTGGATCACTTGCTCAAACAATGCCAGTTATGGATTACATTGATGAGAATGGATTGGTAAAAAACATTATTGATATTTTAGGATTACCAGCGAGAGTTATTAAATCAGATGCTGAAGTAGAACAAATTAGAACTGAAAGAGCCGAACAAGAAGCACAACAAATGGAAATGCAACAACAAATGGCTGAAACACAAATGGCGAAGAATGCAGCTCCAATGGCAAAAGTAGTTCAAGATGGATCACAATAAAGAAATAGAAAAAAAAGTTAAACAGCTTCGAGAAGATTACAAAACTGTTTTTGGATCAGATCAAGGCAAAAGAGTTTTAGAGGACATCTCTATAAGATGTCATGAGAGTACGACTACTTTCTCAAAAGATAACAGTCATGAGACCGCTTTTTTAGAAGGACAAAGATCAATGCTTCTTTTTATTAAAGCAATTTTAAAATCAAAATAACCAATAGGTATATATGGAAAATCAGACAACTGCTCCTCAAGAGCAATCTGAACAATCGACAGAAGTTGTTCAGAATAATACTGCAACAACTGAAGTTGTAGAGAACCAGGAAACAAATTTTAAAGATTTAATTCCTGAAAGTTTCAAAGAAGAAAAAGCTTTGGACAATTTTAACAATATGGAAGATTTCGTAAAAAGTTATCTCCATGCACAAAAGTTAGTTGGAGCTGATAAAATTCCAGTTCCAAATAAACATGCAACAGACGAGGATTGGAATGAGGTATTTAAAAGACTGGGTGCACCACAAAATCCAGATGATTATAAATATAACATCAAAGATCAAGAACTGGATCAAACGCAAGTTAAAGAATTTAATAAAGCTGCACATCAATTAGGATTACTTCCTAAACAAGCTGAAGGCTTAATTAAGTTTTATAATGAGATGAATACTAATAATGCTGCATCTCAAGAAGAAGCTGCTGCTCAAGCACAATTACAAACAGAGACTAAACTAAAAGAAGAGTTTGGACCTCAATTTGCAAAAAGACTTGACCAGGCTAAAAAGCTTGCAGTTAATTCTTTAGGATCAGATTTTTTAGAAAATACTTATCTTAAAGATGGTTCAAGACTTGGAGACAATATTAAAGTCATAAAAGCTTTTTCTGAACTAGCTGACAAATTATCTGAAGATGAAATCATCAAAGGCGATGGATCTGATTATATGACAGCTAAAGACATCGAAAAAGAAATTAACGAACTAACTCAAGAAGGATCTGCATATTGGAATAAGACACATCCAAATCATCAAAAAGCAGTTCAAGAAGTCTTGAAGTTAAGAGAGATGTTAAATGGCTAATGAAAAATTTGAGCCAGGCGAAATAATAACAGAAACAGAAGTTAGACTTGAGTGTTTAAGACTAGCAACTGAATTTGGTCCAGAGTTTGAACGTAAAGATCCTCTGCCTAAAGCTGATACTTATTTTGCCTGGGTTATGCAAAATTCAAAGCGACAATCTGAAAAGACCGCCAAGAAAAAAGACAAAGTGAAGTCTTAAAATTCACAGATGCGACCTTCATCTTGAAGATAATCAAGTCGATTAAATCAACCATAACAACATAAGGAGATTAGAAAATATGTCTAATCAAATTACTACAGCTTTTGTACAACAGTATTCAAACAATGTACAAATGCTATCACAACAAAAAGGCTCTCTATTGAGATCTGCTGTTGATGTTGAAACTGTGACTGGCAAAAATGCGTTTTTTGACCAAGTTGGAAGTGCTCTTGCAGTTAAAAGAACTACAAGACATGCTGACACTCCACAGATGGATACACCACATGCAAGACGTAGAGTAAGTCTAGTTGATTATGAGTACGCTGACTTGATCGATAATCAAGACAAAATACGGACTCTGATTGACCCAACATCTAGCTATGCCACAGCTGCTGCGTATGCACTTGGTAGAGCACAAGATGATGAAATCATCGCTGCGTTATCTGGAACAGCATTCACTGGAGAGACTGGATCTACATCTACTGCTCTTCCGTCTGGTCAAAAGATAACTGAAAGTGGTACTGATGGTTTAACAATTGCAAAGTTAAGAACTGCTAAAGAAAAACTTGATGCTGCATCTGTTGATCCTTCAATTACTAGATACATTGCAGTTGGTCCAAGACAAATTACTGATTTGTTAGGAACAACTGAAGTTACTTCTAGTGATTTCAACTCTGTAAAAGCTTTAGCGAATGGAGAAGTTAATTCATTCCTAGGCTTCAACTTTATCGTGTCTAACAGACTTGCTCTTGCATCATCTAAAAGACTTTGCCTAGTTTGGGCAATGGATGGCTGTAAGATGGCTATCGGTCAAGACTTAATGACTAGAATTGATGAGAGATCTGACAAAGGTTATGCTCATCAAGTTTATGTTTGCCAGTCAATCGGTGCAACAAGAATGGAAGAAGAAAAAGTTGTAACAATCCAAGCTCATGAAGCTTAATCAATAGGAGATATATATCATGGCAAGTGTTAAAGGTGTAAATTACACAAATATAACTGCTGATCCTATTGTAAAAGTGGACAGCGAAGTTCTTGGTGGAAAGATGAGAGTTTCATACGATAGTTATGAAGCTTCAAGTCTTGCATCTGGATCAGACATAACGATTGGTAGAATACCAACTAACGCAACTATAATGGATGTTGTTCTAAAGTGTGATGCTTTAGGCGGATCTTCAACTTTAAAAGTTGGAGACAGCGGAGACGATGACAGATATTTAGCTGCTGTTGGTACATGGAATGCTGCTGGTCAAACACAATCAATGTTAGGTGGCTCTACTGCTGCTAATACTGCGATGACTGGTCTGGGTTACAGAACAACTGCGGAAACTGATATTGTAATCACAACTGGTGGAGCAACTATAAGTGGCTCTATTCATTGTTGGGTTATGTACACAGTTGAGTAGTCAATAATCATTTTGCTTGGCGGAGAAATCCGCCAGGCATTAGTCAAATGGCAAGAGCAATTTCAAGAAATAAAAAAAATTACAGACCTACTAAAAAAGGTGCTGGAATGACAAAGGCTGGAGTAAAAGCTTATCGAAGAGCTAATCCAGGATCAAAATTAAAAACAGCAGTTACTGGTAAAGTTAAAAAAGGATCAAAGGCTGCTAAAAGAAGAAAATCATATTGTGCAAGATCTTTAGGACAACTGAAAAGATCTTCTGCAAAAACTAGAAATAATCCAAACTCAAGGATCAGACAAGCAAGAAGAAGATGGAAATGTTAACATGAAATATATTATTGTTTTATATATGTGCAGTTTAACAACTGGGCAATGTCCAACAAATTCTATTTCTGCCTATCAGTTTGATAATCATTTTGATTGTGTTGCTATGGGTTATCGAGTGGCTCATGACACATTTATTAATTTAAAAAAAATAGAAGATTTTGAAAAAGATTATATTGAGGAAGAAAGAATTGTAGTCAAATTTGAATGTAAAAAAGTAGGAGAAAAAGTATAATGGCCAGTGTAGTAGATATGTGTAATTCAGCTCTTAATTTATTAGGAGCATCAACAATTTCAGCTTTGACTGATGATAGTAAAAACGCAAGACTTTGTAATCAAAGATATGAACCAGTAAGAAATAGAGTGTTTAGATCTCATGCCTGGAATTGCTTACATAAAAGAGTTCAATTAGCTCAAAACAGTACAGCTCCAGTAGTGGAATATTCTAATGCTTATGCTCTTCCTTCTGATTGTTTAAGAGTTTTAAAAGTTCATAATGGTACTACAGATAGTATTGCATCAGCTATTGATTATAAATTAGAAGGTAGAAATATTGTAACTGATGAAGGAACAATTTTTTTAATCTATATAGCATTAGATACTGATCCAAATAATTACGATACCTATTTACAAGAAAGTATATCTCATCAACTTGCTGCTGATTTAGCTTATGCTGTAACAAACAACGCAACACTAGCTGACAAATATATGGTTAGAGCAGATGAAAGATTAAGAGAAGCAAGATTTATTGATGCAACAGAAAACTCATTAGGAACTATCGAAAGCTCTGAATTTACAGATGCTAGATTATAATGACCAAATCGGCTTTTGATCCAAGATTATTAGAAAAATATTCCGAACCTAAATCACTTCTTCATTTTCAATGGGGAGATGACACTAAAGTTTATCGATACGCATTAGTAGAAATTATTAACGAACATGAAATTGATCCAACTTCCAAATGTAAAAAAGAGGAACAAGGATTAAGCCAACAAGAAATTTTTAAAAAGATATGCCAAGAACGACATTAGCATTAACATCATTTGTATCTGGAGAGTTTTCTCCTAAAATGGATGGTAGAACAGATTTTGAAAAGTATAGTTCTGGAGCAAAAACTTTAGAAAACTTTTTAGTACATGCTCAAGGAGCTGCTACTAGAAGAGTTGGAACTCAATTTATTGCAGAAGTAAAATCTTCTGCTGCTAAAACAAGATTAATACCTTTTGAATTTTCAACAACTCAAACTTATATTTTAGAATTTGGAAATACTTATATTAGATTTTATAAAGACAAAGGACAAATATTAGATAGCGGATCAGCTTACGAAATATCTTCTCCTTATTTAACAGCAGAATTGTTTGACATAAAATTTGCACAAAGTGCTGATGTCATGTACCTAACTCATCCTAATCATCAAGTGATGAAGCTTTCGAGAACAGCACATACTTCTTGGTCATTAACTGAAGTTGATTTTACTGATGGACCATATTTAGCTGAAAATACTACAGCGACTACTTTAACACCAGGCTCTGCTGGAGTTGGAACTGGAGTAAATATAACTGCTTCTGCCATAACTGGAATAAATGGAGGAGCTGGATTTCAAGCAACTGATGTTGGAAGAATAATATCTTTTAATTCTGGTAAAGCTAAAATTACTGCAAGGACCAATACTACAGTTGTTGTTTGTACAATTACTACAGCTTTTGCTAATACCGATGCTACAGCTGCTTTTAAACTAGGTGCATTTTCAGATACTACTGGGCATCCTTCTTGCGTATCATTCTTTGAACAAAGATTAGTTTTTGCTGGAACTTCTGATGAGCCACAAACTTTATTTTTCTCTAAAGCTGGAGATTATGAAAATATGACAGCTGGCACTAATGCTGCGGATGCTATGGTTTATACGATTGCATCTAATCAAGTTAATGCCATTAGATACATGAAAGCTGTAAGAACTTTAGTGGTTGGCACAACTGGTGGAGAATTTACAGTTAGTGCGGATGGAACGGATGCGAGTATTACTCCAACTAACATTACAATTAAAAGACAGAGTTCTTTTGGATCAGCTAATGTGGATGCTATTCCAGCTGGTAATGCAATCTTGTTTTTACAAAAAGCAAAAAGAAAAATTAGAGAATTACAATACAACTTTGATAGTGATGGTTATCAAGCTCCAGACTTAACTATTCTTAACGAGACAGTTACAAATTCTGGAATAACTGAAATGTCATATCAACAAGAACCTAATAGTAATATTTGGTGTGTTAGAGATGATGGAGTTTTAGCTTGTCTAACTTATCAAAGAGCAGAAAATGTGGTTGCCTGGTCAAGACATATATTCGGTGGAGTATTTGGAAGTGGTAATGCAGTTTGTGAAAGTGTTGCAAGTATTTCTGGAACACTTACAGAAGATGAAGTTTGGGTTATTGTTAAACGAACAATTAATGGTGCAACTAAAAGATATGTAGAATGTTTTTCTGATTTTGATTTTGATGAAACTGATGCTACTGATTTTAAATTTTTAGATAGCCACCTCTCCTACTCTGGAGGATCTACTTCAACATTATCTGGGTTAACACATTTAGAAGGTCAAACAGTTTCCGTACTTGCAGATGGTGCAACTCATGCAGACAAAACAGTTAGCTCTGGTTCAATAACTTTAGATAGAGCATGTACTAAAGCATGCGTTGGATTATCTTACGATAGCATTTTACAAACAATGAGAATTGAAGGTGGAGCTGCTGAAGGTACATCTCAAGGTAAAACAAAAAGAATTTCAAAAGTAGTTTTAAGATTATTTGAAACAGTTGGTGTAAAAGTTGGACCAGCATTAGATAATCTTGAGACAATACCTTTTAGAACAACTTCATCTTTATTAAGTAATCCAGTTGATACATTACTTGCTGGAGATAAAGAAATTGAATTTAACGATGACTATAATTCGGATGGCTTTATATTTATTAAACAAGATCAGCCTCTGCCTTGTTCAGTATTAGCAATCTATCCAACTTTAGTTACATCGGATGGCTAATTTTAAAATAATTCCTTACGAAAAACATCATGGTGATGAGATGGTTGAGTTTGGATTAAACCATAAATTAATGGATATTGATGCGAGTTATACAGAGACTAGAATTGATACTAAAGTGTTTGGTCTTTCATTCACTTTATTGGCTAACGATGATCCTATCTTGTCTGGCGGCATTATTCCTTTATGGGATGGAGTTGCTGAAGGTTGGGTTATTGCAAGTAAAGGAGTTCATGATTACAAAATTAAAGCAGCTTCTGCGGTCAAGAGAAGATTAGATTTACTTTGTAAGAACAACGAAGTTTGGAGATTGCAAACAGCAGTCAAAGAAGAATTTATAACTG